GGAAATACTCAATCGATAAAAAAAATAAATTTCGAAGATATGCAAACATTTGTTAAAAATCCAGAAATTTACTTAATCATTAATACATTACCAGTTTCAGAACAACATTGTTTAATTGCTAATACTATTTTAGCAACAGACGAAGAAAATATAATTAATAAATTTATGAAAGAAAACAAAAATATAAGAATAGTTATTTACGGAAAAAATTGTAATGATGAGACAACTAACAAAAAATATCAACAATTGCTATCATTAGGTTTCTATAATATTTTTTTGTATACAGGAGGAATGTTTGAATGGTTAATGTTACAAGATATTTATGGAAAAGATTTATTTCCGACTACAAAAAAAGAGTTAGATTTATTAAAATATAAACCACGGCAAATGCTGAATATTGCATTAATAGAATACTAACCATACCTTTTAGAAAAAGGTATGACCAAAACTACTCTTTTAGAAAAAGGTATGACCAAAACTACCCTTTTAGAAAAAGGTATGACCAAAACTACTCTTTTAGAAAAAGGTATGACCAAAACTACTCTTTTAGAAAAAGGTATGACCAAAACTACTCTTTTAGAAAAAGGTATGACCAAAACTACCCTTTTAGAAAAAGGGGGAAGAGTTATAGCATTTCAAAAATCCCATAATCCATTGCTTCGTTGGATAATTCATCCGCGCGTTTGTTTTTGTGTCGTAAAATATGTCGAAACTCAATACCTTTAAATTGTTTTGCCAAGTCAATCGCATTAACATTAAGAGGTATTAAATTATCCGATTTACATTTATATTTGCTTGTTAATTGGTTAATAACTAACAAACTATCTCCTTCCACTAAAATATTTGTTATACCCATTTTTAACGCTTGTTCTAACCCAAGTATTAATCCGCTATATTCCGCATAATTGTTAGTTTGATTGGGTCCAAGATATAAGTATTTAGCCCATATTTCTATGTTATTATGATATATCACTGCGCCACACCCTGATGGTCCAGGGTTTCTGCGACTGCCTCCGTCAAAACGCAATACATATTCATATAGTTCTTCTGAACATACCTTAGTTTCTTTAAAGATTGGTTTAATAAAGGGAAACATATATTATATATTATGTATCTTTTATAAATATTTTTTCAATTTTTTATAAAAGAAAATAAATATTATTTTAAAAAAACAATATAAAGACAATTTAGGAATACTATGTATTTGTTAACTTCCATCTTTTTATTGGCAACAACTGCCCTTGCCGATACTGAATGTCCTACCGTAGTTTCCTTCGGAGATAGACGAAAAGACAAAAATGCGTTACGATTAGTTCAATATAATGTTGAATGGTTATATATCGATTATTATGCAAACGCGGATTGTCCTGGGAACGGATGTCCATGGCATAATCAAGATGACGCTAAAACCCATATGTCATATGTCACAAATGTGTTAAAAGAATTAAACCCAGATATAATCAATTTTTGCGAAATTGAAGGATGCGATGAATTAAATATGCTTAAAGAACAATTAGATTCGTCGTATAATCCATATTTAAAAAAAGGAACAGATACCGCAACCGGACAAAATGTCGGAATTTTAACACGTATTGACCCACTTGTTAATTTATATCGTAGTGAAGAAAAAATTGTATATCCTATAGCCAATAGTCAATGTGGTTCAACTACGGCTTCTGGAACAAGCGGGGTGTCAAAACATTACATCACTGAATTCAATTTAGGAAATATGAATATTGCACTTATTGGAGCACACTTATTGGCTTTTCCAACCGACCCATCGCGTTGTGTTCAAAGAGAAGCACAAGCACAAGTACTACAAAATATCGTTAGTTCGTATATTGAAAAACACTATGAAATCATTTTATTAGGAGATATGAATGATTATGATGCTGAAGTAGCAGATATTAATTCAGATAACCCTATTTCTAGAGTATTAGATATTATGAAAGGATTAGAGGGACAGAAAAAAGGAACATATACTTTAACTAATGTTGCATATAGAATGAAACAACAAGAACGTTATAGCGATTGGTGGGATTCTGATAATAATTGTAACACTACTTCGCAACAAGATTATTCTATGATAGACCATATATTAGTGTCGCCAAACATTAACAAAAAGATTATTAATGCATATATGTATCATGGTTACAAAGAATATTGTGGAAAATGGAATTCAGACCATTATCCAGTTGTAATTGATTTTAAATTTTAATTAAGGATATATTATCAATTAACAAAAGAGTTTATTTGTTCCATCCATTGTTCCAGTATTTTCTTATTTTGAAAAATATCTACGTTTCCATCTAATACTAATTTATTGTCATATTTTCTTAAAAACTTCTCATGATATTTGTGACATTCTTCTAGATAAGCCAATGGAATAAGTTCTTCTCCATCCCTCGCTCTAATATGAACTCGGTCATAACATTTTTGTGGTTCTGTTGAAACATATACTGCATGATTAATCGGAAAATCCTTTGCAAATTCTTCAAACCAATTCAAATATATTTGATAACAAACATCTTCTATTTTGCCTTGGTCATGTAACATCTTTGCAAATACATATTTGTCTGTATATAGACTACGCTCTGTAATAATAATATATTTTTCTAATTCAAAATTGTCTTGAAATCTATTATGAAGTAACATATATTTTTCATTTGTTATTTGTTTAACTGCGTCTCTCAAAATCCTAAGGCGAGATATATAGGCCATCATTTGGAATGCAAAAGAATATTTTTCTTGGTCTCCATAAAATTTTTGCAACATAGTATTTCCTTGAGCGTCTTTAATATTCTCCCAATCATCAACTGGTTCTCTAAGAAAGATAACACGTGCATTATCTTTATAATAGTTTCTTAGATTCTCCAACAAAGTGGATTTACCGGAACCAATGTTGCCTTCAATTGAGACAATTTTCAACATTCTTATATTGTATTATTATATTATCTTTAAATAATAACAACTTTATTTATTTCAATTTTTTTCCACCTTTCGGATCCACCTTTAAAAAAAATTGAATTTAAAAAACAACTTAAAGAAATAGACAGATATTATTATTAACAATGGACCTTAAGCAACGAAAACTATCTAAATCTGAGTGGGATTCTATTGAGATTCCCGTTTCTAAGTCTGAACGAGAGATTCTGCAATTGATTATTAATGGATTTTCAAACGTTCAATTAAAGGTTAATAAAACGGATTCTATCTTTACGCACTTAAAGATAGAATATAATGCTGATATTGAAAAATTTCTATATGTTAAATTCTTTGCCGATAAAATTAAAGAACTCGTGCAAACCAATAATATATCATTTATTCGATTTGAAACAACTGACAAGCGTTCCAAGACCACAGAACATACTTCAACTGGAGACGATAAAACATATTGCGTTAATGTATCATCTATCGTGCGTCTTAAAAGTGCCGACCAAATCCGTTTATCTAGAATTGACAGAGAATTTAGTAATGAAAATGTTAGCGATATTTATGAATTTATATTGTATAATTATCTAGAATTGATGCTTCGATTCAAACAAAGCAAAAATAAACAATGGATATATCACTATTACACATTAAATATCCTTCTTCATAATAGTATTGAAAAAGTAAATCGATATTTAAAAGAAATTATACAAACATTTATCAATAATTTTGAAAAAGATATTGACTTACTTTACGTAATATCAAATTCTGTTAATTTTATTGAAAAAAATGCAAGTTTATTAAAATACAGCGATTTATCTTTATACGAACATCAAAAAGAAATTTATAATGCTGTGCGTTCTCCAAAACCTAAATTAATTCTGTATATTGCACCAACTGGAACAGGAAAAACACTCACCCCCCTAGGTCTATCTGAAAGATACAAAATTATATTCGTATGTGCCGCTAGACACGTAGGATTAGCGTTAGCAAGGTCAGCCATTTCTATTGGCAAAAAGATTGCGTTTGCTTTTGGTTGTTCAGCAGCGGAAGATGTGAGATTACATTACTTTGCAGCAAAAGACTATACTACAGATAAACGCAGCGGCAAAATTAGAAAAGTCGATAATACAGTTGGCGATAAAGTAGAAATCATTATTTGCGATATTCGCTCTTATATTTCTTCAATGTATTATATGCTATCATTTAATAACGCTTCAGATATTATTACTTATTGGGATGAACCAACTATTACTATGGACTATGAAAATCATGACCTTCACAAAGTCATTAAAAAGAATTGGAAAGAAAACATTATTCCTAACGTAGTATTATCGTCTGCTACATTACCTAAAATGCATGAACTAACTCACACTATTGCTGATTTTAAAGAAAAGTTTCCTGATGCAAATATTAATAATATTTTAAGCCATGACTGTCGCAAAACTATTCCACTAATTAATAACAATGGTTATGTTGTTATGCCTCACTATCTTAATGAAGATTATGCTGAGATTCTTAATATTGTTATGCATTGTGAAGAAAATCTCACTTTATTAAGATATTTTGACTTAAAAGAAGCGTCTGATTTTATCATATTCGCAGAAACAAACGGACATACTCGTGGCTCAAGTAAATTTGAAAGAAATTTTGCATCTGTCGATGATATTGATATGAAGAGCATTAAACTATATTATTTAAAAGTTCTTAAAAATATCGTTCCAGAGTCTTGGTCCACTATATATAATTATTTCAACTTAGCACGAGAAAAAAGAATTAAAAATAACAATACAATTGATAACAAAGGTATCAACCGAACAATCAGTGCAGAACAACCTTCTATAGGTGAACCTATTTTTCGAACTAATAGCGTCCAAATACCTAATCAAGATATTGACCCTCCAGGAAGTTCTGGTGTATATATCACAACCAAGGATGCATATACTTTAACAGATGGACCCACTATCTTTATTGCAAATGATTTACAAAAAATTGCAAAGTTTTGCATACAGCAAGCGAATATACCAGCGGTTGTTATGAAGGATATTATGGATAAAATTGAGTATAATAATCAAATTAATACAAGAGTTTCTCAAATTGAAAGAGATTTGGAGTTTGCTGAAGAACAACTAACTAATAAATTATCAGGAAGTTCATGCGATAATTCTAAAGAAGCGCAAAAAATTAAAGGAAAAAAAGATGCAAAAAATGCATCTAAAATTGCTAGTAAAGTGCTTGATAAAACGGAAGATAAAAGCATAATAAGAATGAAAGAAGAAATTGAGACTCTTAGGTCTATGGTTAAAAATGCTAGTCTAGATGATTTATTTATTCCCAATAGGTTAGCGCATTTAAATAAATGGGCTATTGGAATCAAAAAATCTAATTCATTTACAAGTAGTATCGAAGAAGAATTTATTATAAATATTATGTTACTAGAAGACGTAGATGATAGTTGGAAAATATTACTTTTGTTGGGAATAGGTGTTTTCACAGAACACAAGAGTAGTGCATATACAGAGATTATGAAAAAATTAGCAGACCAACAGAAACTATATTTAATTATCGCTGACAGTGATTATATTTATGGAACCAACTATCAGTTTTGTCACGGATACTTGAGTAAAGATTTAGGATTAACTCAAGAGAAAATTATCCAAGCATTAGGACGGATTGGGCGTAATAATATTCAACAGGAGTACAGTGCTCGTTTTAGAGATGATAGTCAAGTTACAACATTATTTACTAGATTTGCTTCCGAAGATAAACCGGAGGTTATTAATATGAATCAACTATTTAATTGTAAAAATATTAAATGGAATGGAATTGATTATGAAGAATATATTTCTACAGATGAAGAACTGATTTTTGAAGAAGAAAATGAAGAACTATAATTATTATAGTTTATAATTTATAATTTAAATATATATAATTAGTCTTTTTTTATACCCATAATATAAGTTACTATGAGTGATATTGCTTTAATTTTAGGTGCAGGACTTGGAGGAATTGGTCTAGGAACTATTATTGCCGCTGGATATTTATATTCAAAACAAGATAGAGAAACCTTGGCAAATACCGCTGCAGGAATAGCACAAACCTTAACATCCGACCAACTTGCTCAAATAGCAATTAATAAACGTACACAAAAAATAATAAAAGAAAATAAAGAACGAGATGAAAAAACCAAAAAAGACCCTGAAAAAATAAAACAGTTAGAAAATTTATACATAAATATAAAATCACTTGATAAATTACTACGACCAATAAATGATAAACTTGATCACGAAACTATTTCTCAAGAAGAAAGAATAATTTTAGAAACAGAAAGAACTGAAATATTAGAAAAGGCTCGTAAAATAGAAAAAGAAATTAAAAAATATGACAAAGATTCAAGGCAATTAGCAAAAAATAATTTAGCATTTAGAGAATCTGATTCTATTGCACAACAAGAAGAACCAGTTGTAGCACCAGTTGTAGTACCAGAAGAACCAGTTGTAGCACCAGTTGTAGCACCAGAAGAACCAGTTGTAGCACCAGAAGAACCAGTTGTAGCACCAGAAGAACCAGTTGTAGCACCAGAAGAACCAGTTGTAGCACCAGAAGAACCAGTTGTAGCACCAGAAGAACCAGTTGTAGCACCAGTTGTAGCACCAGAAGAACCAGTTGTAGCACCAGTTGTAGCACCAGTTGTAGCACCAGAAGAAAATGACGATTATCAAAGTGAAGTAGATGAAACCCCTGAAGATGATTTAAATATGCCAATTGAAAGAATCAGTAGTAGTAGTTTTAGTTCAAATCCTCCCGCTGGAGGTTCCAAATATTTTACATTAACATATACTCCTAAAAAATCAACAAAAAAACAAAAATCTATTAATAGAAAAACAAAACGTAATAAAATGAATAAAAGAAAAACAAAACGTAATAAAATGAATAAAAGAAAAACAAAACGTAATTGATTATGTCCAACTTTCAAAGTGCCATTTTTACAAGTTCTAAAATCTTCAAGGGTGTAAAATAGGACAAAAACTAGTTAAAGTAAAATAATATAGGAATAATATTATATATTATATTATAATATAATGAGATCGTTAAGTTATATCTTCTTAACTTTTTTTTCTGATGTAGTTAGTGATAATATGTTTTTAGATAAACCCGCTTTAGCGTCTGATATGAAAGATTTATTAAATCTAACAACAGGTGGTCCATACACATATTCTCAGTCTGGACATCATTTTTACGGAACTGCGTATGATGGAACATACATTGATACATATGGTTGTTGTTCGGGTCAATCAGGTTCTTGTCGTAACAATCCTTCTTGTCAATGTCAGGTATCTGTAGGTCCATTGCCTCAAGGAACCTATAGTTTAGGTAATATGTTTACTTTTAAGGGTATGCCGTATTGTTATGAATTGTTCCCTGCTTCTACAAATAATATGTGTGGTAGAAGTGGATTTTTGATTCATGGGGGAGGTTGTTCTGGAAATCCCTCAGAGGGTTGTATCGTTATAGAAGACCAAAATACTCGTTATAGAATTAAAAGTGGTGCAACATTAAAGGTAGTTTCGTAAAAAATAGTTACAAATGTAACTTGTTGAGAACCCCCAAGGGTGTCCATAGTATGGACGACCTTTTCACTTTTATCAAAATGTTGAATTGTTGTTCTGATATTTCCCATTTCTAATATTTCTGCAATATCATTTGCTCTAAATAAAGGTTCTTCGCAAGTTTCTTTTATAACTATTTCTGTGTGTAAATTATTTTCGTTAAACGCCTTTACTATTTCCATAGGGAGTATATACACATATTACGACCTTTATTTCAGTTGTTTTTAATCAAATAATATATTTTTGCTTCACAAACTTGTGGACCAAAAAATTGCTATACAAATCATAACATAAATATTATGTAATAAATGTGTCAATACTATTGACATGTTTGTTTTTTTTGATTTAATAATTAAAAATGAATAATTATTAAAATATATAAATAAAAAACCACACAATATATGGTGTTTAATTGGAATATGCTAATCCACCCATACCACTCATAATGCGGAGAACATTGTAGTTGGTGGCATAGACACGCACCTTAGCAGTCTTTGTGCCCTCAACGGTGGCGTTGGAGAGAACAAGCTGAAGGGTAGCATTGTCAATACGGGAGAAATTGCATGTGCCCGAGGGTTGATGTTCCTCAGGTCGGAGAGCGAAAGAATACACGTTAATTCCCTCATCAGGGCAACGGGTATGAGCCTGGTAAGGCTGGACCCATGAGAAGTAAGAACCTTCGCGCTCAGAGAAGCGGTCCTGGCCGTTAAGTTGGAGCTTAGCGGTAACAACGGGATTTTGGCCCCAGCAGTGAAGGTCAAGAGAAGTCTCAGTAAGAACGAATGTACCAGCGTCAGAGACAGTGGAGTTATCATTGTGGCTACGAGAAAGTTCCTTAATCTTGGCAAGAATTTGCTCATCTGTCATACCAGACTGGTCAAAACCGGGAACATGGACACCGCCGAGGTTGGGCTCGTTATAAGGATTTGAGGGACCATGCCAGTATCCAGTGAAACCAGAGGGAATATCGTAGTCAAGAGCACCAGCATCATTGAAAAGACCCTGAGCATCAATGTAAGCACGAGAGTCAGCCGCAATTCCTGCAGGGCCACCAAACGCATGGATAGCGTTAGGAAGAGCATCAATCGCATCAGTGTAGTTGAAAGGCTGGGCACCAAGCACCTTGAAGAGAAGAGCATCGCACACAAGAGATGAGCAATAATCTACGTTCTGATCAGGCTGAACTACCCAGATAAGTTCTTTCACAGGGTGATTGAAGTTGAGTTTAATCTTGTTGCTTGATGAACCGACTGACTCATCACCAGTGAATTGAAGTTGGGTAATGAGATACTCATGGGGGTTCTGGGCAAAACGACGACGCTCATCTGTATCAAGGAATACGTAGTCAACATAGAGAGAAGCCGCTACAAGAGATTGATTGTATGCTATAGCCGCAGGAACAGGGCGACCAGGAGAATACTGAGTAGCCGCATAATTATTGTAAGCAGTCTGTTGGTCAGCACCATAACCAGTAGGATTTACGGCACCAGAGTTGCAACTTAGAGTAGTAACAGCCCACAAGCACTCATCAATAGGACGAATATCAAGGTTAATCTTTACTTCGTGATACTGGAGAGCAATCAAGGGAAGAGCAAGACCAGGGTTGCAGCAGAACCAAAACTGAAGGGGCACATAAAGAGTTGTCTCAGGAAGAGCATTACGAGGAGCACAAACTTGGCGAGGAGCCATAGAGTCACAAGGACCATCTACCTCAGAGAAAGAAGGGTCAGTAATAAAGGTAAGTTGAGTTGTATTACCGATCATCTTGAAATATCCACGTTGCTGCTCAGCGGTCATAGTAAGTTGGTTCCAAATGTGCATCCAGTCACCATATTGACGGTCAATACGCTGACCACCGATCTCTACCTCTACCTGAGCAATAAGTTGCTCACCGGGATAGTCTAACCAACGGGCATAGACACCGGATCCAACACCAGCCGCAAATGAGGCAATACCCATAAGTTGGTTAATCTCAGGAAGAGTTACCTGAAGATATGTTCTGTAGGCAAGATCACCATTTCTGCTGATAGTGCATTGAACACGACGACCGAAATCCGCCTGTCCATTAAATGTTTGTTCAATAGACTCAATTGCGAAGTTTGTATAACGACGATATGTCACTTTCCAAAAAGTAATTTGAGGATTACCAGTAAGGTAAACATCTTGAGCTCCATAAGCTACGAGTTGCATTAAACCGCCTCCCATTTTATACATTGCTAAAAGAAAAAAATTTTTATGAAAATAAATTAATTAAAATAATTACTCGCTAATTATTTTAATTAATACCTACATATTTACGATAATATATTATTAATATCAGCATTCTCCTTCATAAATATACTCAAAAATGACTCATCAAATACTTCTTTTTTTCCCTCATGATTTTTCGTAAAAATATAGGAATCTTTTCTTTTCTTAATAGACCAACCATTTTCTAAAGCATTATATAAAAAAACCATCTTTTGAAACCTCATTTTATCTATTTCCATTTGTTTTTCTTCTACTCTTACTTCTATATCCATTAATTTACTAAATGAAACAAATATTTATATTTTAACTATTTAACTATTTTATACTATTTTACACTTTTCTGAAAATCAATCAAAACCATAAAAAATATTATATCTTTCACATAATTGCTGTAAAATTTATAAAGGTTTCATTAAAATATTATTGAATTGTTTTATTTTTATTTTTATTTTTATAATACTTTGAAAAATGCTTTTCTTCATTATCTAAATTACTTAATGTCGTTTTTACAATATTCCCGTCTGAATCTGAATAATATATATTCTGTATTTTATATCCCTTTTTTTCTGGTAATATTTTCATAGCATCTATACAATTACTACAAGGCTTACTCGATTGTAATTTATTTTTTCCAGATAATCTTATTACTAATAAATTTACACTTTCTAGTTTTTTTCTTTTTCTTAAAGTAACCAATTTATTTATTGCATCATATTCTGCATGAATCCCAGGTGCTAAACCATCACTACCACCCATCTTATTTACACCATAACTTAACACCCTAGCCTTCTTCAAATTTCCATTTCCCTTGTAAAACACATGATATGTGATTGTAATGTCCACACAAACACGAATTTATATTCTCTTCACCATTCTCATATAAACTAATATCCGAATTTATCGGCAAACAAAATCTCTTAATAAACAACTTGTCAAGTAAACTCATCATAGTTAATATTATATTACCTTTAATAAATTATTAAATATAATTCAATTTTTTAATTTATTTTCTTCTGTTAACCCAAAATATGGCAAAACATAAAGATGATTATAAAGTGGTTGCCCGTCCAAAATAACAAATGGAATTAGTTGGGTTGATTTGGTTGACATATATAATAGTACTATTGTAAAAGTATATGTAAATTACTTAATTTCCGTTTTATATATTTTAAAAATTATTAATTAAATATTGTGATATATTTTATATATATATATATTTAATGCCATCCTTTAAACCAAAGGCCAATAAAAAAATCAAAGTTTGCAAAAAATATTCTACTACTTTAGACGGTAAACACAAAGAATTTATAAACGATTTTACCAAAGATGAATGCGATATTATACCAAAATTAAAAGAAGAAAAATATAGTTTAAAAAAACAATTAGAAATTGAAAAAAACTTACATATCGAACAAGTAATGGAAATTAAAGATAGAATTAAGGAAATAAGTGAAAATATAAAGGCTCTTAAATACAAGAAAAATAATTATTTTTTAGACAATTCAAAATTTATTTTTGAATACTTTGAAAATAAAAAAAATATCAATAATCTTGAAGAAACTACCAAAATTAATACCTCTAAAAATCAATTACTTTATAATATTTTTAAGGTTAAAAAAGATGAAAAAGAAAAAGATATTACTGAAAATATTAATAAAAATATAGTGCAAAAATATTTAAGCAATATTGATGAAACATTTTTAGATATGAACGCATATGTTAGAGAAACTGATATTTGTCAAAGTTGTTATAAAGGTGAAATGATTCCATTAGATGATGAAGGTGTGTTAATTTGCAATCTATGTTCTGTAAATATTCCTTATTTAATCGAAAATGAAAAACCCAGTTATAAAGAACCCCCAAAAGAAGTGTGTTTCTATGCTTATAAAAAAATTAATCATTTTAAAGAAATTTTAGCACAATTTCAAGGAAAAGAAACTACTCAAATACCTGACGATGTTATCGACCAAATACACCAACAAATAAAAAAAGAAAGAATAGGGCTTCAAGAACTAACACACCATAAAACCAAAGAGATACTTAAGAAATTAGGCTTTAATAAATATTATGAACACATTGCATTTATTAAAAATAAATTAGGCATTAAACCACCTGTATTTAGTCCTGAATTAGAAGACACATTATGTAATTTATTTATGGAAATTCAAGCACCATATGCAAAAACCTGCCCAGATTATCGCGTTAATTTTTTAAATTACTATTATGTGCTTTTTAAGTTTTGCGAATTACTTGAAGAAACACAATATTTACACGATATCCCTTTACTAAAAGATAGAGAAAAACTTATTGAACAAGATGAAACGTGGAAAAAAATGTGTATTGAATTAAATTGGGAATTTATTCCAACTGTTTAATATTTTACACCTTTGGACATTTATTAAATTAAAATTTTCAAATTATCTAATTAAATAAAATTATGCATTTTTAAAGACCACCAGGGAAACCAACAAGATTAGCACCAATACCAAAACCAGCACCTGAACGAGCAGTCACACCCATTGAAGGAATATATGTATCTAAAATCGCAAACGTAGCAGCCGCGGTTAGAGCAATTAACGCAATTTCCTCAAGATTTAACGAACGTTTTGGAATCGCAAATGCTGCTATGGCTACCATTAAACCTTCGATTAAATACTTAATAATACGCTTAATAAGTTCGGTAACATCAAACATACCCATCTTTATATAAATTAAAAAGAAAAAAATAATAATTTAGTAAATTAAAACTTAAAACCAATAATTTACTAAATATATGAGTAAAAATAATGCTTCTAAAAAAGGCTTTGAAAGAAAGGATAAAAAGGATGGAACTCCAAATCCTAAATATGTTGATTTACTAGAAGTTGATAAATCTATCGCTGGGCAAACATTTGGGTGCTTTTCATTCATTTCTCCTGAAAAAATTGTTAAACAGAGAGAGATGTTTTTCTTTGAAGAATTCCTAAAGCAATGGGAAATGAGTAAATCTATGGAAAAATTTCATCAATTCTTAAACTTTGTTTCATTCAAATACAAACTCCAATTTGAAGAGGTAATGAAAGATTTCGAAGCATTTGTTAAAGAAGAACGAGAAACTATTGTCAGTTCATCGATTGAAGATGATTATAAAACTTTTTTAGATAAAGAAGAAGATGAACTTGAGAAGAAATTTAATGTTAAACATAACTTTCAAACTTCAGTTAGAGGATTTAAGGCTAGAGGTAACTTTGCTTCTCAAGAAGAAGCCGAATTACGAGCCAAACTTTTGAGAGAAGTAGACCCTAATTTTGATGTTTTTGTCGGACCTGTCGGAACTTGGCTTCCCTGGGAACCAGAGGCCTATAAGACTGGACGCGTTGAATATATGGAAGAAGAGTTAAATCAACTTGCAAGTGAAAAGAAAAAGAATGAGACCATCGCTAAATCTGCTTTCGAACAACGCGTTAAAGAAACTAAACAAAAGGCTATTGAAGAAAATAAGAAAAATGCTGAAAAACATGGAAATGTTATTACTCAAGATATTGATAGTGAAGGCAATTTGATTGAAGCCGGTCATAATTCTACTGAAACTATTTCTGTTGCTGATATTCGAAGCGAACTTTTTGAAGGAGAAGATGTAGTTATTGGAAAAACGGATTACGGACAGAGTCAATTGAAGTCAGGTCCGTTTTCTAAAAAGAAAGAAAATTAATTATTAACTTGAATATGTAATAGTTTTGAAATACTTTTTAAGTTTCCGTCTATCTATATATTATTTAGATGTTTCAAACGATTTTTTATTTTTATAAGAAAATTCAAAACATACCCTTATATTGTTTAATTGCGTGTAAAATATACATATTGTATATTTTGTTATTTTGCTAATTTTTAATTTTATTTTGAAAAATAATTTATATAATTGTATAATATATATATATGTATTATATATAATACATATATGGGAAAATTAAAAATATTAGCTACAGTGTCTTTAATGATTAGTTCTATTTCATTTACTTCACTTGTTTGGCGTATATATACCACACAAAATACAAGTACATATAGTTGGATCTATTTATCGGGAATTTTACTTGCTCAAAGTTTAATGATTACATATGGTTTAGCCAATAATGCTCCTGAACTTTATCTCCCAACTATTTATGGAGTGGTTGGAATGTTATATATCATGTATAACAAATATACGTATGGACATAAATATGATACACAACATGACATACAAGAATAATGATTTATATTATTTTCCAATAATAAACATCATTAAATACTACTTATTTTCAACCTTTTTACCTCTAGATGATATTTTTTATCTTTATGTTCATTTATTTTTAGTGATATTTCATAATACCTTCGTTTGAAAGCAAGATTTTACCATTTGCTTTTTTTTACAGCTATTTTTGGACCCTGACCACGTTTTTTCACGTTATTAGGATCATATTGCTCCTCATCGTCGTCATCATTTATTTGTTTAGATAATTCCCAAAATTCTTTTGATCCTAATCTGAAGTCATTATGTGCGTCTGCTTTGTACCAAAACACTTGGTCTTGCAATTTATTGGATTTTGCGTTATTATTTATTACTAAACATTCAAAATTCTCTGTGCATTGGTCCATCACTTGGCAAAAGGACTCCAATGTTGGAAACATACCAGCATAATTCTCATAAATACGTTTTCTATTTGCAATATATGGTTCTCTCAAAATGAAGACGTAATCAATATTAGTTCTTAACGTCGGAGGTATACCTAAAGGATATTGCATTGTGATGAGTAACATGACCTTCCAATGACGCCCATTCATGAACAGGAGCCGCATCATCTTATCACGTGCCCAACTATTGTCATACAAACAATCATCCAATATTACAAATGTTCTAGGGTCAATTGTCGAACGCTTAAATTGTTCCATTTCTCTTTTTATTTGTTTCAATACACCACGCTGACGTTTCAATATATTTTCTATAATTGCAGTGTTATATTCGTTGTGTATAAATAACTTTGGAACCAATTTTCCATAAAATCCGTTTCCTTCTTCTGTACCAGAAATTACAGTTCCTATTGGGATATCTTGATGATAATATAGTAAATCTCTTACCAAAAATGATTTACCTGTGTCACGACGACCTATTAATACTACCACAGGACCCTTGGATTCATTTGGTTTGAAACTTATATTTTTCATATCAAAACGCTTTAACTCTAAATTCATTATAACTATAATAAATATAAAAAAATTATTATTTTTACAAACGAATTATTTCTATTCCTTAAATATTAAGGATTAATTA